GGCTTGGAGATATTTTAAGAAAAAGATTGCAGATAATCCAGACCAGAAAATATATGCTGCATCCAAACAGACGGAGATTGACCAGATTACAGACCCGGAACAGAAGGCAGCAAAGCTGGCCCGTGAATTGATAGGAGACTATGGCAATATCTCCCATGCAGGACAGGCAATCCGCACACACCTGATGCCCTTCTATTCATGGATGGAAATTAATGCGCCACGTTACATTCGCCTGATGCGGAATGCAAAGGCCGAGGGTACAGATATTAAGGGGCAACTGGCAAAAGTGGCAGCGAAACAGGTTGCTTGGAAAGGGATTGCACTCGCTGCAAGGATGGCAGTCTTCTCAACGCTCGTTTCTGCGTGGAACCGCATGAAGTTTCCTGATGAAGAAGAGAAACTCTCAGAGTTTGAGCGTGAGCAGTTGCACATTATTCTTGGCACTTGGGACGGTGAGGTAAAGACTCTGCGATTCCAAGGTGCATTCTCTGACTTTCTTGCATGGGCATCTTTACATGATGCACCAAGTGACATTGCTGATATGTGGAGTGGGAAGAAAAGTGTTTCTGACCAGATAGTAGAGATGGCCAAGGCTCCTGCACTAAAAATTGCAGCAGGGATTAGCCCAATCTTCAAGACTCCGGCTGAACTTATATCTGGCGAATCATACTGGCCAGACTTTTTAAATCCCCGTCCAATCAGGGACAGGTTTGAACACATAGCCAATGCCTTCAGCCTTGGCACAATCTACAAGATGGTGGCGGGTAAACCAACCAGAGGTGGGTATGAGTGGACTAAACTTTTTGTAACCTCAACAGACCCCGGAGAATCTGCATACTACAAGAACTGGGAGAAGGTTCGTGCTTGGAGGGATAAGCTGGGTAAGGATGATGTTGGTGGTCACAAACCAAGTACGAAGGCGAATGCCCTGTACTACTACAAACAGGCCATGAAGTACCAAGATGTGGATGCTGCCAGAAAATACTATATGAAGTACATAGAACTTTCAGGGGGACTAACCAAGGACGGCAAGGTTCCAAAGAAAACTTTAAAATCTATTGACAGAAGTATTAAAAGGGCAAATCCTAAGTCCCGTATCCCCGCTGGCACATGGAATGCATTCGTAAAATCATTAAGTAAAGATGAAAGAAAGACTTGGAACGAGGGGATTAAGTGGTACACTTCGGTCTACAAAAAGAAAAAGAAAAAATAAAACCCTTGACCTTTCTTTTAGTTTATAAGACCATGTAGTCACACATTTATTTTGGAGAGAGAACGATGCCAAAGAAAATGGTCAATGGACTGACCATGAAAATAGAAAAATATTGCTACTGCGGAACACTATTGGAGGGCAAGCGCAGTAGATATTGTTCAAACTCATGTTATAATTCCTACCGTAAAGTGCATGAGCGGAAACACTATTTGAAGTACCACCCCCCTCTCCCCAAAATAACCTGTATAAATTGCCTTAAAATATTTATCCCACGAACCACCCGGCAGGAATGTTGTAGCAAGTCTTGCCGGGGGGAAATATCTACCAAGAACAGGGCAAAAAAATCGAGGGGTAAATCAAAAGTCAAGGCTTCGATTTATTATAAAAAGTTTTTTGCCCCCAAGTACAGGGGTGTTGTGCAGACAGAACTTTCTGATAAGGTGAACAACATTTCATCATCCAGCTTTCGTGAAGAAATAGACAAGTTTCTGGAGTCTGGAGGGAAGGTAAAAATTTTACCTGACCAACTGAATGGGCGTGTCCCCGGAGTTGGATCGGCAAACTTACTGAGAATAACTCAAGTGTCAGGCGAGGATTTTGCATTAACGGATGGAACCGATGTATCTGGTGATTGGGAAGCGGCAACCATGTCGGGGTTTGGATACGAGTTGCACATCATGGATGATAGAAATGATCAGGATTGATCTGGCAATTGTGGCCAAACCCCGCATGACTCGATCAGACAGGTGGAAGAAACGACCCTGTGTTGTACGCTACTGGGAATTTGCAGACAAACTCAGGGCCGCTGCAACCGAAGCGGATTTTAAACTTTCAAACGAGGTTCACATGGAGTTTCGTATAGAGATGCCAAAGTCGTGGAGCAAAAAAAAGAAAGGTGAAATGGACGGCAAGCCACATCAGACCAAAGGCTCAAAAGATATTGATAATCTCCAAAAAAGTATTTTTGATATTCTCCGCCCCGGAGATGACGGAATGATCCATGATGTTATTGCCAGAAAGTTCTGGAGTTTTAAACCATCGATTAAGATTGGGAACAAATGGAGTTAGTAGATATGTTGTTTCATGGGCATCACCAGTTGTTACCTGATGAACATCACGCCGTTGCAAAGGCACGGCGTAAACGGATTGCGGAGGGCAGGGAAGCTATTTGCAGGAGAGAAGCTATGGCTAAGTCTCTCAGCGCACATCTAAAACCTAAACCTAATACAGAGAGAGGTACATTATGGGAGTGACCATAGAAGAAGCCGCAGAAGAGCGGAGAAATTTTGAGTTGCTTGCTTCAATACGCAAGGCTAAAAGGGCAAGGAACCGTGCAGCAAGACGGGCATTTTTTGAATACGTTAAGGAAATATTCAGCTTGAAGAAGGAGGACAAATGACTTTTGCAGATGTACTAGATCAGGAAATGAAACCTGAACAGAATCAGGTGTTAAGAAATGCTGCAATGACAGGTTCAGATGCGGGTGTAGTAATGAATGTGAACCCCTATGCCAACCAGACCCAGCGGATAAAGGAGAAACGTGGAGAGATACCACCTGAAGATTTGTCCAAAAAGGAAGCAGTCCAATGGGGACTGATCCATGAGCGGAATGTTGCAAAACAGTTTGCTGAGAGAATGGGCCTCAAGATTCAGATGGTGAGCCGCACTGTCACGAGTAAGGAGTGGCCAATTGCACATGGACATATTGATGCAAAGATTATTGGCAAACCTTGGCTGTTGGAGGTGAAGACAACCCATGAGTTTAAGGCAAAGGAATGGGGGGAGGAATTTACTGAGGAAATTCCGCCCGCTTACTACTACCAAATCCTGCACTACCTATATTGTACAGGGTACACTAAGGCTTATGTAGCCGTCCTGATTGGTGGTAATAAGATGAGAATCTATGAGATACAGCGCAACGAAACAAGGATCAAGGAACTGATCGATGCGGAGAAGAGGTTTTGGTACGATTTTGTTTTGGGGGATAAGCTGCCTGATCCAATCTCTGAGGATGAAGCACTCTTGCAACATCCTGTTGCAACAGATGAGAAGGCATTGCTGGCCAACCCCTTAACTGTCCAACTCCATGCAGCCCTGAAACAGAAAGAGAAAGAGATTAAAAAGCTGGTTGCTGAGAAGGGGGAATTAAGCACTGTGATGATGGATCACATGAAGGAAAATTCTTTTCTTGTCGATGCGGCTGGAGATAACCTTGTCACATGGAAGAACTATACCCGCAGGACAAAGAACAAGAAACAGATGGAAGCCGCATTGGCAAAGTACGAGAATACTTCTCAGTACGAAGAGGTTACATCATTCAGGACATTCAAAATTGTTTGAGATAACACTGAACGAAAACGAACAGCGGCTGGCAGAGTATCTGGCCAAAAAACGGTGGGACTTTAACCGGGACAAGGGGACACCCCACCTGTATTCAGGCCCGCAGCCGGATGAACAGACAGATGTTGAAGGGATGGGAGGAGAGTTGGCCTATTGTAAGCTGATGAACCTCTACCCTGATTTAGAAACGAGTCCCAGCGAGATGCCAACGTATGATTGTGTATCACGTTTGGGTGTAAGGATCGATGTTAAGACCACCAAGTTTAGGTCTGGACATTTGATAGCCCCATTAGCAAAAGCTAAGAAGCCGCCGGACAAGTATGTCTTGGTGGTGGGGGAACTACCCACCTATTCCATAGTGGGCGAGGTGTGGGCGGTTGACCTTCTTCACGAGGGCAACCTCAAAGACTTTGGTTATGGTAATTGTTATGCCATAACTCAGTCTGAACTTAATCCTGTAAATAAATAAGGAGAGATATGAGTAAGAAAATAAGAATAGATAAAACACAAGGTTATATTCTGGATGCGTTTCTGCGAGAGAATATCAAGACCTTCGATCATAAGAAGCCAGAGAAAATTGCCCGTGTCTGCGGGAAAGCACTGGGTTTTGAAATATCCCCAAGTACAATAATCAGTATCCGTAAGGCAATGGTTGCAGCGGGTCTGGATGTTTGGGAAGAAGCCCCAAGGGGGAAACAAAAGGGGGGACTGAATCTTCATGCATTGAGGAGGTTCAATGAGTTGGAACAACGGATGGATAAACAGTTTGCAGAACAGGATAGGAAGTTCAAAAATATTTTTGAAAAACTCCATATCCTAACCGAAGGGAAGCCAATGAATAACGGTGATGACAACCTGTCCTACGAAGACCCGGAGAAGTCAGAAATAGTTAAACAACTGGAGGATGCATGGCAGTCATAGTAAAAAAAGGTAAGGAGAAAAAACCCTTGCGGATATGTATCTATGGTTCAGATGGCAGCGGCAAGTCAACTTGGGCCAAGCATGGTCTTTTTTTGGACATGGAAGGGGGTCTGGGTGAGATTGACTGTCAGTCAATTGATCTGGTTGATGCATCATTTGCTGATGTGATGGATGCTGCCCGTTATGTGTATAAGGAGTATAAAACTCTAGGTGTAGACACCTTGGTTATTGATTCTCTCGATTGGCTGGAGCGTAAGATATTTAATATTGCGTGTAAAGACAATGGATGGACAACCATTGAGCAAAAGGGTTACGGTAAGGGATATGTTATTGCTCTGAAATACTGGACTGAGTTTCTAAATTGTCTTGATCAACTCCGGGCGTTGGGACTAAACATCGTTCTCATATCTCATTCAGCAGTTGAACATTTCGATGATCCAATTGTGGACAACTCATTTCACAGGCACAACTTAAAACTTCATCGCCATGCTAGGGGTTTAATAGCTGAGTGGTGTGATGTTTTGGGTTATGTGGCAAGTGAGGTTCTAACATCCAAATCTGGAGACAAATTCGGGACTCCAGAGTATAAGGCAATAACAACTAACCGAAGACTTATCTACTTTGGTGAGCAACCTACCTTCACAGCAAAGTCTAGGATGACTTTGCCTGAGTCGCTTCCCTTGGAATGGGAAGCATTTATGTCCGCCGTGCAGTCAGCACGGGCGGAAGGCACTACTGCCAAAACTAAACAGGTAAAAACAGGGAAATAAAATGGAACTAATGTTCGATGCAAACTCTGTCGTGGAGCAGGATAATTCTTTTGCTCCACTTCCAGCGGGGGACTACCAAGTAATCGTAGATGACTCCGATTTTCGTGACACTAAGAGTGGCACTGGCCGCTACCTTCACCTTGAGCTATCAGTTATTAGCGAAGATGGTAAGGGCCGTAAGATTTTTGACAACCTGAATTTGGAGAATCCAAATCCAACGGCTGTCGAAATTGCTCAACGTCAACTCGCTGGATTAGTACGAGCGTGTGGTAAAGTACAGATCAAGGATTCATCTGAACTGCACAACATTCCAGTGATTGCTAATGTTGCTATCCGTCCGGGTACGAATGGATATGATGACAGCAATGATGTTAAGTTTTACAAGAAGTTGCGTGATGACCAAAAGGTTTATGCAACTCCGCCTTCTTCATCAGGGACTCCCAAGGATGATATTCCCTTTTGAAACTAACCTAATTGTGTCAGCCATAGGCATCTACCTTTGTGGTGTTGTCTGTGGTGTTTCTGGCCTTGCCCTGCTGACGTTAATCTATGTGGGGCAAGGCAACACAATCTGTATTTCAAAAGATGAAGAAGTGTGAACACTGCGGGAAGTTCTACACCCCGTCTTTCAGGCAAGAAAATACACAGAAGTATTGCACCAGTAGTTGCAAGGATAAGGCTGCATGGAAACGCTTCAAAGACTCAGGAGATATACGAAGGCGCAAGGGGGGATATAACAGACTAACATATATAATGACATGGATGAAGGCTATGGATGATAGCGTTCCATGTCACTACTGTGGAGAGAGACTCTACCCTGATTCAAAATTCGTTCTGGATCACAAGCAACCCCTTTCTAAATTGACAACAAGAGAAGAGATGCAGGATATAGATAACCTAGTTGTTGCCTGTATACCCTGCAATGTTGCGAAGGGTAGTACGCCTTATGAAGATTTTACTAACAAATAACATCACTATGGAGAGAGATGGATATTTCATATTACTATGGAGTCACTCACAAGACACCCATATTTAAAAGCATAGATTCTATTTTTGAGGAGATAAAAAATGGGGATCATCAGCAAATCATTAACACTTGCCGTAAAGCCCTAGACTCTGGGGACAAGGATAAGTATTCGCTGCTAAAGAAAAAACTACCCTGCTACACTATCAGTTGCCGAACCACTGAGCGGAGGGCGGATACTCTGGAGGAGTATTCCGGCCTCCTGCAAGGCGACTTGGATAACCTGAGTGGTAATGTAGAGGTTCTGCGGGATGAACTATTCAAAGACCCTCATGTTGAAGCTGCCTTTATATCACCCTCTGGCCGGGGGGTAAAACTCTGGATCAAGGTGGTGCAGGATGCAACTAAACACAAAGAATCTTTTCTTGCAGCAGAGAAATATTTTAAGGCGGCTCACAACATCAACCTTGACCCTGCCTGTAAGGACATGGCAAGGCTCTTCTTCCAGAGCTTTGACCCTGATGCAAAAAGAAAAAACAATGCCACTCCAATCCCGCTGCTCGATAAGGAGGAAACACTATTCGATAAGACTCCAGTTGAAGAAGAAACTACATACAGGTTAGAGGATTATGAGCGGGCCGTTGAGGCACTAAGTAAAATTCCACCAGAAGAATATCAGGTCTGGCAGGAATGTGCAATGGCCCTCAAGGATGGACTTGGTGAGAAGGGTTACGAATTATTTGTTGAGTGGTCAAAGCGTAGCGACAAGTGCAAGCCCAGTGAATTAAAATATAAATGGAATAGTTTTGACAAGGAGTGGAAAGGTGAGAGAATAACATTCTCAACTCTATTCTATCATGCCCAAGACCCGTGTACCCACAAGGTTTTAGATACTCCGCCTGTTAGCCAACGGACTTCGGAAGCAGTGACTCTCTCCACTGCTTTTCATACCCCGCCGGGGTTCGTTGGCCTTTTTACAAACTTCCTGATTGAACACTCCAAGTACAAGCAGCCCATCATTGCACTTGCATCCTCACTTTGCTTTGCCGGAACCCTGATGGGCCGCAAGTACAGGACAGAAGAGGACACACGCACCAACCTATTTCTTGCAGTCCTTGCACCCACTGGATCAGGCAAGCAGTTTCCCAGAGATGTTATAAAGCAATTCGATAATGCACATGACTTAAAAATGTTTGGATCAGAGAAAGTCACCTCCCGTGCAGCTATCGAAAGACTTATCACTTGGCGGCCAAGCTGCCTCTTCCTCATCGATGAGTTTGGTATGTATCTCAAGCAACTGATGGCCACAACCACTGGCTACCAAGCAGATATAATACAGACCCTCATGGAAGTGTTCACTTCCTGCACCGGGCCTTACTATCCACTTGACCGGGCAACTCAGGAAGAGGATAGATTCTTTATTGACCAGCCATGCCTGAGTGTGCTTGGAACTGCAACCCCGGAAACTTTTTGGGATGGACTGAACACTTCAAAGATCAGGGATGGTTCACTGAATAGGTTCCTAATCTTCCAGACTCCTAACAAACGCCCTGAACGTCACCGTCCAGAGATTATCCGCAAGTTTCCTGCTGACCTGATTGATCAGGCACTCAGGTTTCGGGATACTCCCATCACCTCTTCCGCAGGGAACACACTGACTCACCCGGAACCAAAAGTTATACACTACAGTGATGAAGCTTTTATTTGTTTTGAAAATTTGGAAGATGAATGCACCCTAAAGATTGATGCGGGAACAGTAACATCCTCCATGTGGGTGAGGGTAGTTGAGTATGCAAAAAAGATTGCGCTGATCGTGGCAGTTGGTGCAGATGAGGATGAGATTAGTTTTGAACACGCAAACTACGGATGCGGCCTAGTTAAACAGTTGACTGAGCAGACAATTATTTCAATCAACCAGAACCTATCAGATAATCAGAACGAGAGAGTTAGTAAGAAAGTCGAGAGGTTGATCCGTGAGGCGGGGAAGGCGGGCATCTCCTCTACTGTCCTGACTCAACGGACACGCTACCTGAACAACGCACGGCATAGGAAAGAGATACTATCTGATTTACAAGACAGCGGCATAGTGGTTTGTTCAATAAATAAAGCAGATAAT